AACAAATGGCGAGGGATGTATACTCGGAACTAGGTCCTGGATACAGTGAGCGGGTATACCACAACGCGATGGAAGTTCTCTTGAGGGAGAAGAAGATACCGTATGAATCTGAGAGACACATTTTAGTAAGATTTAGAGGCCACGTGGTTGGTCAATTACGAGCTGATATTATTATAGATGACAGGATAATACTAGAACTTAAGGCTATCAAAACTCTGACGGACGGGATGGAGTTACAGGCTCAAAAGTATCTTGATCTGACTGGTCTGAGGACTGCGTATCTTGTGAATTTTCCTCTACAACCTGGTCGGGAGGTGGAGGTGAGAGAGTTTGTATTAGGACCATCATCGGGAGAACTTTCCAAAGCATTTGATAAAATTCGTGAGCATCATCATATTGTTTCTGGGGATCTAAAACCGCTGCTGCCAAGACTTCTTGGGCAGCATTCAGATGAAACTTCGCCTGCTCCATGCAGTACTGAACAGCTGGGTCTGATTGATTGATGTTTTCCAGGTGTGGGCAATTCTGTACACATGCCTCAATCTCGTAGAGTGCAGATAGGACTTCGTTCGTCATGTCTTCACTTTTTATAAGAACAGGATAACTTAAGTTTCCAAAAATCACACAGTGGGTATAAATTCCCAACGAAGGTCTGTGCAAATCTTTTTCCATATAACATCTTGATGATAGAGTTTCTCTTTGGACTTTAGGAGGGGGAAATATTGTAAATACTCATCCTCCCCCAAAAGTTCACAGAATTTGTATAGCACGTAAGAATAGCTCAAGAAGTTCTTCCTCTCCGCTGGGCAGTTGTTATCGAATGGTTTCTGTATATCTTTGAACATGATCCGTAAGAGTTCTTCGAGTTCTTGGGGCATATTTGGGGGTTTAATCCCGTTTAGTATATTCGTGATATAAGGGACATGCTCATAATATTTATTCAATCGTAATTTTTTCAGTAGAATGCGTATCTTTGCGTGTGTGATATCTTGCAGGTTTGTGATTTTGATTTTTTTGAGTTCTGATCTCAATTGATCTATCACCTCTACTGGGATAGTAGTCATTTCCTGTGCTTGAAACTGTGACAACCACTCATTGAAATGATTCTCCCTCTTGTATGAATAGTTTATGATTTTTTCAGACGTCTCCTGCTCTTCTCTGTATGTGAGTTCTTCACTTATTAGACACGCCACGATGACTCCACAATCTTCGCATACTAGATCACTCGTTTCTTGGAAATGTATCAAATTACTATCTTCACAATTTGGGCATACATCCCTCGAACGTTCGAGGGGTCTCGCTATATTTTGTTTTTCAACTTCAATTAAATAATCTGTGAAAATGTCTTTTCGTTTCAAACCTACTGTTTCTTTCAAGTTGAAAACGTTATTTGTATTTGTCTCGTTTGTCTCATCAGTGTGTTGATTCATGTAGGGCATACATTTGATTATGTATTGGGACATTTCACTTTCATAACGATTTTTGTTATGTGGTTCGTTTTCAATCAGATCTTTCCATTCCTTTACTCGATTGTTGAATCTACTTAAAAAATTACCTTCCATTCTTTATATAGAAATGCTTCTTAAGTTTTTAAGTAATGTTATTTACCTATACAAGAAATTAACCACGCCAAAAGACTACTCAATTATCATGGAAGAACTCGAATATAGTATAGATTATGACATGAAATATCAAGTTGAAGATCGATTCTGGAAAAATGAATCGAAGGATTGGGATGGAATCCTCGAAAACTTTTATGTAAATGTCACAGGGTTAGATTTCAGAAACACGTCCGTGCCACAAAATGTGAATGGCATCATATTGAGAATAAAATACGTGTATAACGGGCATGTATATTCGGTGATTACGAATGATTTGAATTTCTCGATAAGTAAAGATGAGGGCACCTCTATGCATTTCAGTATCCCGTTGAGTAGTGCTTGGGTGGTCGATCATGATGATAAACCTATGGTAAACATTACTGAAAAGGTGAAAAGGTATGCTGGTCCGAGGTGTGATTTTCATAAGGAGAAAGTTTCCTTGAGAGATTTTTTATATTACGACTGTGAAACCCTAAAAAAGAGGTTTCCAAAAATTGTGTTGGCCAACGGATTGGGTATGAAAAAGAATGTATCTACACTCGACTGCTTTACAACTGATCTTCGGATACCTTAGTTGCTAGATAAAACTTAAGCTCACCCAAGTTTGCGACATTATACTTCAATATCAGAAATCTATTACCTGTTTCTTGTATGATCTGAACAGACGCACACATACTCGTCGCCTTTGTAAATATGTTCAGATACTTCAGACTGTACAACCCAGAAATCGTCGGACTTTCATCAACACATTCGATCGAAGTTTCCTGGTTTGCAAAGTCGCCTTCACACTTGAATACGATTTCCTTGTTGGAACGAATTATTTCGATGTAATTTCCTATGTTGGACATGTCTCTACACAGTCGTTGAAAGTCTATCGAGGGGAGGGTGGTGATTGTAGTCATTTCTACATCTGGGACCTCGATGTGACTCTCATTAATGTCCAATAGCTTGAGTTGAAATTTCGTATTCGTTTTTTTCGTATCACTCGAAATTTCTATATTCATGTATTCCTTGCAATTAATTTCAATTTGTAGTACATCATTATTTGTAATAGTTTTCAGTAGTTTGAAAGTATTAGAAATATTTATTCCAGCTATGATTTCTTCCTTGTCACACATGTATTCCTCGAAGTTGTCACCCGATAAGAAGATATCCACGAGGGATGTTCGTGCTGTATCCAACGTGACGATATACATACCCTCTTTCCTGAAGTATATATTCACATCATTGAGGATATCCTTCAGAACTTCAAATGTCGATTTGAAAGCAGCTGCTTGGATAGTAACTAACTTCATGATTAGTATCTAGAAGTGTTACATCTTTAACTCTGTATACGGCTCCCCCTTTGATACACTTTTGCTAATCCTTTCCTCCAATTCTTTCGTCATTGGAGGCTGTAACGACTTTCCATAGTCATCTAATGCGAACATGTCTGAATGATCACCTTTGCCATCGAGTGAGGACATACCACAACCCGAGCCACCCACCGACCCGTGTGATATCTCCTTTGGGGGGAGTAGGGAATCTAACCAATTTCTTATCTCATTACCGACAAGAATCTTACCGTTTTGGGTAAGCATGGTGGGCACGCGTGTAATTTTACTTTTGTAACTCTGCGGCATACCCTGTGTATTTATGTTATGATATTGAACAATCTGTTTCAGCTGATGATGTTTATTGATGTAGTCGACAACTTCCATGGAAAATTTACACCTTGGGCTATATATCAACAGAGACATCTAATATTTCACAAGTTAAAATTCTAAAATAAATTAACGCATATTAATAATATGAACTACCTCCTCACCTTCGTATTGATAGTAATTGTATTTGTTCTGACAAATGAAAGTGAGGGTTACGGTTTCTCAGGATACACAGTGCCACGTAAAACTCAATTAATGGATCCTTTTCCAAACTTGAAGGGGTATGAACCTGCCAAAAATGACGCCAATGCAGACTTGATGGAGAGTATAGTTTTACTCACGAATAAAGAAATCCACAAAAGAACTGGGATTTCAAATTACATCATAGAAACCACCACTATGCAGAAATACACAAAGGAGACTGCGTCTATTTACGAGTGTGGATTCATGACTGTAAAGAAGGATGGATTTTCATTTGGGTTTTCTGTAGTCGTATGGGTAATACTCGAAGATAAGAAGACCCCAACACTTTTAGCAATTCGTTCTCAACCCTTAGGATTTCAAACCTCAGACCAGGTTATGTCCCTATCTGAAAAAACAATGGGTAAAGACTTTTTAAAATATAACATCGTGAGGGATAAACATATACCAAGTAAGGGTGCATTTGATACCTCTATGAGTGTTTTCAAAGATCAGAATTTTGAACCTTCCAGGCCATACATCATAGAACCATAGAGTGTTGATGGCAAGTGAGTTTGAACACTAGAAAATTAAATTGCAGTAAATAGTAATGTTAAGCATCAATGACGTAACGAAAATTGATGAAAAGAAAAAACGAATGAAAAAGGAGATATACGTGAGAATATATGAACAGTTTTCATCTAAAATAAAACAGGCTGTTGAGCTAGGCTGTAAACAATTATTCTTAACAGTGCCAATTTTTGTAATTGGATACCCAACATTTGACAGGGGTCAGGCGGCACGTTACGTGGCTAGACAGTTCACACTCGGTGGGTTTACGGTGCAGTTGATTAATGATACTGAAATTTACATATCCTGGTTTGTGCAAAAGAAAAAGAAGGAACGCTCAGAACATAAAGAGGAGGAGGACTTTCCAAATTTAATGAACCTCAAGAAGATGGCGAATAAATACAGGTGAGTGCGTAGTTATTTCTCATTTTAAAAAACCACTTAATCATAAATGGACAATTTGAACGTTCTCGTCGAAGCGAAGAAAGAATATCTGGGACAGATGTGTTTAATAATGACTCCAGCTATGATTGAAGTTTTTCAGGAAATGTATAACGAATCCATCAAGTCTTCGAAGGGGAAGCAGGTCCTCATCATGTTTCAAAAACTTTTGAAGGAGGTGCCTAACTGGTCCAACGCCATGTCTAAAAGACATAGTGACAACATAACCGGGCGCTGTTCCTGGTTTAGTGACTTACTAGCTGCTGTTTTTGTCGCGTGCACCAAGATTCTCTCCGCGGTCCGTCTCAAGGCTGATAACAAGAAGATCGCACTCAAACTCCCAACAGAAGAAGTTTTCATCCAGACATGTTACAACAACGCCGCGCGCGATATTTACAAAGATCCTTACATCTTCCACGAGGAACAGAGTGAATACGCACGCGATGACATTTTGACTGCCCGCTTCTCCACTTGTATTGAAAATACAGTGAAAGAGTTGATTCCAGTTCAACTGATCCTCCAAACCTACATGTCTCAAGAAACGCGTGATATTTCCCTTGATGGGGAAGTTCAGGATGGTGCCGACCCTGATGTGTTAGATGAGGGTGAGTTCCCCGAAGAAGAGCCGGAACAGGTTCCAGATGAAATTCCAGAAGAACCACAGTCCATGATGGAACCTCAACCCACTGGTCTCGAAAACGAATTCAAGACTGTCCCGGGTGTCCAAGCAACCCCAGTATATGAACCAGAACCAGAACCAGAACTAGAACCCAGGTCTGAGGAATATCAGGAGCCAGTTCCCCTCGAGGAAGATGAGGGAGTTCTCTTCCGTGATGCACCAGAGCGTCGTATAAAAAATCCCAGGTACAATTAAATGGAAGACCTCTCCAATTATCTCAGAGATCCTGTAAGCGCGGCCTTAATCGGTGCTGGTTTAACAGCTGGTTACATACATCTCAAGGCGTATCTCAATAATGAGGGCAAGCTTGAATTGAACAAATACACGAAACCAGCGACATTGAATGCCATACTCGTATTCTTTATCGTCTCTGGTGGAATTGGTAAACGTGAACTAATTTCAAGTGAACCTTTCTAAACTTAAAGATTAGACTAGTAAATTAAGAAAATGGCATCTGTCTCTGCTTTCAACGATATGATGGGTCAATTTCTTGTGGAATTGCACAAGACTTTTCCAGAGGAAAAAGGAATCAAAAAAATGCTCACATCCTTCGATGTATTAAAATCGAGTAACCCCCGTCTATGTGTGGATGGTTTTATGAAAGGGGTGTCCCCTTACGCCGACCAAATCTCGTCGAAGAATGACAAATTCCTCCTCGAGGAGTGCTCCAATATTGATTTTCTGAAAGATTTGGATCTTGCTTCCTATTGGGAGAGAATGTCCCAAAACACGAAGGATGCAACCTGGCAATATCTCCAGACTCTGTTTATGCTTGGAACCACTATTATGGCCCTCCCCCCCGACAAGATGGCCCAAATCGAGGCACTCGCGCAGGGTGTGGCATCCCAGTTACAGAATGAAGGTGGTGAACTGAATGAAGATGCCCTCATGAAAATGATGGGTAGCATGCTCGGTGGTCTTGGATCAAAAAAATAAACCTGAGTATATATTAAATGAAGGTTTGGTTCGATGATCCTCGCCAACTCGTTGATGAAAAAAACATTTTACAATTCTGGCCAAACGGTGAACAGTCCCCAGAGGAGAGAATTAACGCTGCTTCGAGGTTCATCGTTTACGCTTCTACAATTTTATATTTAATTAGACGTGACCCCCGGGTCTTTATATTGGGGGGAACTTTATTGGGAACTATTTATGTTCTTTATAAATCAAAAATGGTGAAAGATGCGTATGTGGGACCCATGGGACAAGATATGTGTCAGGTACCTACCACGGACAACCCCATGGGTAATGTGTTGATGACGGATTATAGCCAAGCCCCAAACCGCCTCGAAGCCTGCTACTATCCTTCAGTGAAACCCCAAGTTCAGAGCCTTACAAGTGATCGCATTCCGTATGATAGTGGTCGCTCTAGGACTTCGATGCCGAAATATCTGAGGAATGCTATGGAACGACAGTTTGTGACTATGCCTGTTTCTAAAATCCCAGGGGGGCAGACCGAGTTTGCCGAATGGTTGTACGGCGCAAAGAATGGTCCGATGTGTAGGAGTGATCCATCCCAGTGTGATCCAAATGCTAGGGGTGTGCAATCAGAATCGTTCGCGGGTCTTGGTGGGGATGGAGATAAGAGGAGTGGTATGTTCGGTGGTGGAAACGGTCGGGCTTAGATAGATAAATAATCTCACGTAATAATAAATGGCGTATCAGCTCCAACCTGGTCTTTCCATCGTTCAAAATAGTGGTGCCCTCCCCAGTGCTAAAGCTACTGATGAGGTTTTCGTTTATCCTCAGCCCAGTGGGCCGGTGAACAATGGTGCGAGCCGACCGAACACGATGCTTTACGGAACTGCCCCTTACA